AGAACCCGCCTCTTGGCGCTGCCGGATCGGCTGGCCCCTCAGGCCTTTGACCAACCCACCGTCGGAGATACCCGGAACCTGATCCGAACTGCGATCCGCGAGGTGCTCGATGATCTCGCAGAGCCAGACATTGAATTCGAAACCGATCCTGAGATTGACGGGCTCGCCGATCCTGAAGCGGACGGTGGTGAAGGCACTGGCGGTTCTGAAGCCGCCGCCGGACCTGACGATCAGCGACTGGGCGGACCAAAACCGCCGGCTGAGCTCTGAGGCCAGCGCCGAGCCGGGCCAGTGGCGAACGAGCCGCGCCGAATACCAGCGCGGGATCATGGACGCGATCTCGGATCCGGCGGCGGAAACCGTCGTGATCATGTCGAGCAGTCAAATCGGGAAAAGTGAGTCGATCCTTAACATGGTCGGCTATCACATCGACCACGATCCGGCGCCGATCATGGTGGTGATGCCGACCGAACGGGATGCAGAAACCTGGTCGAAGGACCGCTTCTCGCCGATGGCGCGGGACACGCCCTGCCTGCAGGGCAAGATCGCTGATCCGCGTTCGCGGGATGGCAACAACAAGATCCTGCATAAGCGGTTCCCGGGCGGGCATCTGACCATCGTCGGGGCCAATGCGCCTTCGGGCTTGGCCAGCCGACCGATCCGTTTGCTGCTCTGCGACGAGGTCGACCGCTATCCGTTCAGCGCGGGGGCAGAAGGCGACCCGGTCAATCTCGCGAAAAAGCGGACTGTGACATTCTGGAACCGCAAGATCGTGCTGGTCTCGACGCCGACGAACAAGGGCGCGAGCCGGATCGAGGCGGCGTTTGAGGAAAGCGACCAGCGCCGATATTGGGTGCCGTGCCCGGCGTGCGGCGCAGAACAGTTGCTGACCTGGGGACAGGTCAAATGGGACAAGGATGAAGCTGGCGGCCATCGTCCGGAAACTGCGCGCTACCACTGCGCCGAATGTGATGCCCTCTGGAAGGATGAGACCCGCTGGTCGGCCATCTCGAAGGGCCGCTGGATCGCGGACGCTCCCTTCAATGGGACGGCGGGCTTCCATCTGAACGAGATCTATTCGCCCTGGGTGCGGCTCGAGGCCATGGCCAAGGCGTTTCTATCGGCGCGCGCCGGTGGGGACGAGACGATGAAGACATTCATCAACACCTCTCTGGGCGAGACCTGGATGGAAAGCGGCGAGGCGCCAGACTGGCAGCGGTTGCAGGGGCTGAAGGAAGATTGGCGCGCGGGCACGGTGCCGACGGGCGGGCTGTTTTTGACCGCTGGAGCCGACGTGCAGAAGGACCGGATTGAGGTTGATGTCTGGGCTTGGGGTAAGGGCCTGCAAAGCTGGCTCATTGATCACATTGTCATCGAGGGCGGCCCGGGCGATCAGGCTTGCTGGCAGAAGCTCTCGGACCTTCTTGGCCGGACTTGGGCTCACGCCAGCGGTACGCCGATGACCATCGCGCGGCTGGCGATCGACACGGGCTATGAAACGGCAGCCGTTTACGCTTGGGCGCGTCAGGTGGGTTTTGGGCAGGTCGCACCTGTTAAGGGTCTCGAGGGCTTCAACCGTGCGAGCCCTGTCACAGGGCCGACATTTGTTGACGCCACCATAGGGGGCAAGCGGCTTCGCCGCGGTGCACGGCTTTGGACGGTGGCCACATCGACGTTCAAGGCCGAGACCTATCGCTTCCTGCGGCTTGACCCGCTGGAGGTCACCAGCCCGGTGGGTGGGGAGAGGTTTTCTCCCGGCTTTCTCCATCTGCCGGGCTGGGTCGACGCTGAATGGCTGAAGCAGCTCACGGCCGAGCAGCTGATGACGGTCAAGAACAAGCGCGGCTTTGCCAAGCTCGAATGGCAAAAGCTGCGGGAACGCAACGAAGCACTCGATTGTCGTGTCTATGCACGTGCGGCGGCTTGGATCCTCGGTGCAGACCGCTGGTCAGACGCGAGTTGGGAAGAGCTGGCGGCGCAATTTGCAGATAGCAGCGATGCGCAGACACCTAAGGCGGCCACCGCGAGACCAATGAGGTCGACACCGGTCCGCCGCGTTTCGCGGTCAAGCTATATGGGATGAGTTTGGGTATGGCGGATCTGACGACACTAAAACTCCGCCGGGAGACACTTTCTTCGCAGCGCGCCTCGGGCGTTGCTCGCGTCAGCTACGACGGCAAAACGGTGGACTATCGCAGCCTTGCCGAGATCGACCGGGCCATCGAAGCGCTCGATCGTGACATCGCCTTGGCAGAGGGCCGGCGGATTGTGCGGCAGGTGCGCGTGACAACGGCCAAGGGGCTCTGACAGAGATGGGGATGTTTGACCTGTTTCGCCGCTCCAAGCCAGGCGGCCCTGAAGCCATGCGCGCGCGTCTCGAAGGGGCGATGGCCAAGCGCCGCCTGCGCGGCTGGAACCCGCCGCTCGAGAACATCAACGCGCTGGTTGCCTCGGGCGGCCCGCGACTGCTGGCACGTTCGCGGGAACTGGTGGTCACAAACGGCTATGCGGCGAACGCCTGCGAGGCTTTCGCGGCCAACCTCGTCGGTGACGGCATCAAGCCGTCCTCGCTCATCACGAATGCGGCGCTGCGCGATCAGGTGCAAAAACTCTGGCTCGCCTGGACAGACGAGGCGGATGCCGATGGTCTGACGGACTTCTACGGCCTGCAGGCCATGGTCGCGCGCGAGATGTTTGTCGCTGGCGAGTGTTTTGTGCGCTTGCGGCCCCGACGGGCTGAGGACGGGCTGCTGGTGCCCCTGCAGTTGCAGCTTCTCCAATCCGAGATGCTGCCGTTTGAAAAGACGGAGACAGACCCGAACGGCAATATCATCCGATGCGGGATCGAGTTCGACCTGATTGGGCGGCGAGTGGCTTATCATTTCCGCCGCCGCCATCCGGGCGACAGCACTGACCAGCGCATTGCAGTTCCCGACACGGTTCGCGTGCCGGCCGAGGAAGTCTTGCACATCTACCGGCCGATTGATGCGGGTCAGATCCGGGGCCTGCCACATGTGGCGCCAGCGATGGTGCGGCTGTTCCTGCTCGATCAATATGACGACGCTGAACTCGACCGCAAAAAGACCGCGGCGATGTTCGCGGGCTTCATCACCAAGACGGCACCCGAAGACCCGATGATGGGCGAAGGGGCAGCTGATCTCGATGGTGCCGCCATCGCCAGTCTTGAGCCTGGCACCATGCAGGTGCTGTTGCCCGGCGAGGATGTGAAGTTCTCGAGCCCCGCCGATGTGGGCGGGGGCTATGAGGCGTTCCAATACCGCACGCTGCTTGCGGTCTCGGCCTCACTGGGGCTGCCGTATCACCTTGTCACCGGCGATGTTCGGCAGGCGAACTATTCGAGCCTCAGGGCCGAGCTGGTCGAGTTCCGCCGCCGCATTGGCCAGTTGCAGCATGGGGTCATGGCCCATCAGCTTTGCCGTCCCGTTTGGCGGCGCTGGCTGGACACGGCCGTGCTCTCGGGGGCTCTGGATGCAGATCCTGTCACGGCTCGGCCGGTTCAATGGATCCCGCCCCGGTGGGATTGGGTGGATCCGTTGAAGGACATTCAAGCGCAGGTGCTGGCGATGGAGGCCGGGCTAACCTCGCGGCGCAAGGTGGTCGAGGCCACCGGCTACGACATCGAAGAGGTCGATCGTGAGAACGCTGCGGATGCCAAGCGCGCATCGGATCTGGGGCTGACTTATCGCGCCAGCCCGGGCGAGACGCAGGGTGCACGGGCCACGCCAATCCAAGAGCAAAACCCCAATTCTAATGACGGACCGTCCGACTTTAGCCGGGAAAACAACCCCGCAGAGGAGTAACCCCATGAAATCCTGGTACACGATCCGCGCCCGGGGCCCCGGCGCGCAAGGATCCCGCACGGAAGTGCTGATCTATGACGAAATCGGCGCTTACGGCGTCACAGCGAAGGGCTTTCTGGCAGAGTTGGGTGCATTGCCGGATGATGCGACCATTGATCTGCGGCTCAACAGTCCTGGCGGCTCGGTTTTTGACGCGGTGGCGATCTACAATGCGCTGAGACGCCATCCGGGCGAGGTCACTGTTTGGATTGACGGCATTGCCGCCTCGGCTGCGAGCTACATCGCCATGGCGGGCGACACGATCGTGATGCCAGAAAACGCCTTCCTGATGATCCATGACCCCTCGGGACTTGTGATGGGCACGGCCGAGGATATGCGGTCCACCGCCGAGGCGCTCGACAAGGTGAAGGTAAGCCTAGTTCAGGGCTATGCCGCAAAATCGAGCAAGCCAGATGAGGAGATTGCCGCCCTGATGGCCGCTGAGACTTGGCTTGATGCCAAGGATGCGCTGGATCTTGGCTTCATCGACCGCGTTGCTGAGCCTGTAAAACTCGTGGCCGCCTTTGATGTCGCGCGCTTCCGCAATGCTCCGCCTGAGTTGGTCGAGGCGGTCAATGAAGCAGACGAGCCTGCCGCCCCGGAGCCCCAGGCCGAGGGTGTTGAGGTCGACGACACCCAGCCTGAACCTGAAGAATTGGCGGCGGAAGCGCCAAACCAAACCGCAGGCGACGCCACAATCGCGGACGCTACAACCGTTCGCGCCGAGGCCATGGCCCATGCGCGAGCCGTGATCGATCTTTGTCGTCTTGCGGGCCAGCCACAGATGGCGGGCCGCCTTCTCGAACATGACACCAGCCTTGATGAGATCCGAAGCCAACTCCTTGCTCTGAAGGCGGGGGCTACGGCCGAGATCAGCGCTGCCCATGCCCAGCCGGGGCAGGGGGCCGCAAGCCATCCATGGGGTGAGGTGATCGCCAGAACATTCCGCCAGAAAGGATAACCCATCATGGCCATACTTACTGAAGGCAAACACGCAGGTGGCTTTCTCGTCTGGGAAAGCTTCAGCGACTATACCCGAGAAACCGTGACCATTGCTTCGGGCGCAGGCAACCTCGAACCTGGTTCCGTTCTTGGCAAGATCACCACGGGTGGCAAATACACCCGCCTTGCACCTGCCGCCACCAACGGCAGCCAAAACCCTGCCGGCATCCTTTGGGCCGGTGTCGACGCGACTGCGGCTGACGCCCTCGGCGTCGTGATTTTGCGCGGCCCCGCCATCGTCAACCGCCACGAGATCGTTTGGCCCGAGGGCGCGACCGACGCGCAGATCACCGCGGGCACCACGGCACTGGCGGTGCTCGGCATTGTCCTGCGCTGAGCGCGCTGGGTCGGCCCTCAAGACACTCACATTAAGGAGGTTGGCATATGGCCACCATGGATATCTTTGAAGGCGATGCCTTCTCCGTCATTGAGCTCACGCGTGCTTTGGAGAATATTCCCTTCAAGCCTGCGACCTTGTCCGGCTCAGGTCTTTTTGGCGAGCGTGGGGTGCGCACGCGCACGGTCGTGATCGAAAGCCGGGATGGGACCTTGTCACTTATCCCGTTCTCCGAGCGTGGATCATCCTATGACCAGCAATCCCCAGAAAGCCGTCAGGTCCGTGCCTTTGTCTGTCGGCAGTTCAAAAAGCAGGATGTGCTGTGGGCGTCCGAGATCCAAGGCATCCGCGAGTTCGGCTCGGAAAGCGTGACGCAGCAGGCACAGGCTGAAGTTGCGCGCCGGATGCGGCGACTGAGATCGGATGCCGAGGCGACCTTTGAGTATCATCTGCTGAATGGCATCCAGGGGTTGGTGAAGGATCCGCGCGATGGCTCGGTGGTCATCAACTTTGCCAATGAGTTTGGCATTACGCCTGCCGCCGAAATTGATTTTGACCTCGACAACGCCACGCCTGCATCTGGTGCTTTGCGCAAGCGCTGTCAGGCCTTGATTGAGAGCGTGGAGGAAAGCCTGGGTGGGCTTGCCGTGGGGCCTGTGCAATTGCGCGCGGAGTGTGGTTCGGCCTTCTTTGCAGACCTCGTGGCGCACAAGGAAATCCGGGAGACTTATCTCAACACGGCCGCCGCCAATGAGTTGCGGGGCAGGGTGGTGGACGAGTTCACCTTTGGTGGGATCACCTTCCGCCGGTATGGGGGCAGTAGCACGATCGGGGTGCCGACGGACAAGGCGTTCTTCTATCCGCAGGGCATTGAGGGGCTTTTTGAGATCTACTTTGCCCCGGCGGACACCTTTGAGACGGTCAACACGGTGGGCTTGCCGCTTTATGCGCGCATGATCCCTGATCGTGAGCGCGACGAATGGGTACGCCTTGAGATTGAGAGCAATCCATTGCCAATCTGTACGCGTCCGCAGGTCCTGCGCGCGGGCCGACGGACTTGATGACGGCGTTCAGCTCGGCGATGGACGCGCTCTTTGCCGATCCCAACATCGCCGTCGAAATCTGGCATCGTAGCGGGGCAGGGGCCTTTACTCGGGCCCGGGGGATCTTGCGCCGCCCCGACGAAATCACGGAGTTTGGCGCGGCGCGGCTTCTCTCAGACACCACCCGGATCGACGTCCGGGTGGCAGACATCCCCAATCCCCGACCGCAGGAGCAGATCCTGATAGGAGATGAGACATTTTTGATTGAGGGTGAGCCGCGCCGAGATCGGGAGCGGCTCATCTGGACAATGACCCTCTGCCCCGCGTGAGTTGCGATGCATCTGAGCCTCAACATTGATCCTGACATTGTGGCGCTCATGCGGGAAGAGATTGCCGCCGGCGAGCGTGCGGTGTCGACGGCGATCCGCGAAGCCGGTACGCGCCTGAAGTCAGCTTGGCGCGGCCAGATTACGGGCGCGGGGCTTGGCACCAGATTGGCGCGCAGCGTTCGGTTTGAGCAATATCCAAAGGGCAAACCCAGTCTGAACGCGGCGGCTCTGGTTTGGTCGAAGGCCCCGGTCATTCTTGGGGCGCACAATACAGGGCCATTGATCCGCTCGGAGAACGGCTTTTGGCTCGCGATTCCCACGCCTGCGGCTGGTAAATCCGCCCGCAGCGGCCGGATCAGCCCCGGTGAATGGGAGCGCCGTACCGGCTTGAGGTTGCGGTTTATCTATCGACGCCAGGGGCCGAGCCTCTTGGTGGCTGAGGGGCGGCTCAACACCAAAGGCCGGGCTGTGGCGTCGCGCTCCAAGACCGGTCGGGGCCTCCTGACCGCACCAATCTTTTTGCTGGTGCCGCAAGTAAAGCTGGCCAAGCGGTTGGATTTGGCGAGGGCCGCGGAGACGGCAGTGGGGCGGATTCCGGGCTCAATTGTGGCGAATTGGGTGAAGGGGCGTGCGTGATGATTAGGCGCGCGCCTCTGTCAGGCGAACACCGCTTGCGGCCTGCCGTCGACGACGCGGTTCTTCGGTATCGCCAAGCCCCTCAAGAGCCACAGGTGCCTTACCGGGAAACTCGACCACCAATTTGAGATTGCCACCCATGGCACGTACATAGCTTGATAGCGTCGAGAGCAGCAAATCGCTCTGGCGCTCATACTTGGCAACGGTCGCCTGCTGAATGTGAAGCGTTTCTGCCAGTTGCACTTGCGTCAGATCTTTGGCTTTCCGCAACTCACGCAACGTCAGATATTCGGTCTGAAGCCGGTCTGCTTCTGCCTCGATGCCTGCGCGACGGGCTGGATCGAGCGCGGCCAACTTGTCCTTCAGGGTTCGTGCCATAGTCTTTATCCTTTCCGTTGTGTGAGATGACGGTCAAACCGCTCATCCGCCCGGGCGATCAGTTGTTTGTAAAAGCGCTTCTCACTGCCACCCGACTTATCGCCGCCGACGAGCAGGATCGCCTGCCTTTCGGGATCGAAGGCAAAGGCGATGCGCCATACGCCGTCAGCGGCATTGCATCGCAACTCCTTCATGTTTGCATGCTTAGACCCGGTCAGGGTATCGGCATGCGGTCGGCCCAGCGATGGCCCCTCGCGTTCCAAGAGCAGTGCGCGTGCGAGGATTGCGTCCTGCACGTCTTGCAGGAGTTCATCAAATTCCAGCTCGAACTCCTCTGAAAACGCAACGGTCCACGGCATGATGCCTCCATGTCTTGGAGGCTATATAGCCTTAAAGCACTATCTTTGCAAGAACGGCCGATCAGAACCATGCCGACGCCTCGCGAAATCATCTTAACCACCTTGGCAGATGCCTTTCGCACGATCCCGCATGTGCCGGTTCTGCGCGGCGAGGTCCTGCCTGAGCGCGTGCCCACGGCTGGTCTGCTGATCCTACGCGACGGCAACCCGGGCGATCCGGAGGTTACACTGTCCCCGCTGCGCTATCACTACCAGCACCGGGCTGAACTTGAGGTCATCGTGCAGGCAAGCGGTGATC